AAATAATTTTTAAGATGAACGTACTTTCACTATTTAACGGAATGAACACGGGAAGACAAGCACTTGAAAACGTAGGTATAAAAGTGAATAAATATTATTCAAGCGAAATTAAATCTTACGCAATTGAATTAACTCAACACCATTTTCCCGACACAATACAAGTCGGAGACGTTACAAAATGGAAGGAATGGGCGATTGATTGGCAAACTATTGATTTAATTTTAAGTGGTTCGCCTTGTCAAGATTTAAGTAATGCGGGAAAACGAGCGGGTATAAATGGAAGTCGAAGCAGTTTGTTTTTTGTGTTTGTGGAAATTTTAAATTACATAAAAAGTTTGAATCCAAAAGTTTTGTTTTTACAAGAAAATGTTGGAAGTGCCAATAAATTTGATGTTGGTATAATGTCAAGGGCTTTGGGAGTTTACCCCGTTCGAATAAATTCAAAGTTAGTTACTGCTCAATTGCGAGACCGCTACTACTGGAGCAACATAAAAACGAAACAAACAATGTTTGATATTGTTACGGATATTCCCCAACCAAAAGATAAAAAAATAATGTTTAAAGATATTATAACGGGCGGACGAGTTGAAAGAATTAAAGCACTCGCATTATTAGAAAGTGAAAGCAGAGTTTGTTCAAGTCAAGAAAGTATTAAAAAACGAGCCAAAAGGGAATTTATAAATATAATTTATGTTGATACTGATAAACACGTTTCTTTAAAAATGCAAGGACATCGAAATAATCAAGGTAGTCAAGAAGCACTAAAACACCGAAGCGAAACAACGGGAATGCTTACTTTGATACAAGAAAACGAATTAGTTAGAACAGTAAACAAAATTGAAATGTGTCGCTTACAAGGATTCCCAGATAATTATTGCGATATACTTACAACCGCAAAAGCGGGAAGTTTATTAGGGGACGGCTGGACATTACCAATAATAGAACACATATTTAGATTTATAGAATTATGAAAAAATGTAAAAATTGTAAAGTAGAATTTACGCCAATAAGATTCAACCAAAAGTTTTGCTTAGAAGAACCTTGCATAAAAGTTTGGGTTAACTCGCAAAAAGAAAAAGAATGGAAAACACGAAAAAAAGAAATAAAGGAAAATTTACAAACCGTTCAAGAACTTACAAAATTAGCGCAAACTTATTTTAATAGCTACATACGAAACCGAGACCGCAACAAAGGATGTATTTCGTGTGGTACTCAGTTAGGTCAAAAATTTGACGCTGGACATTATTATTCAATGGGCGGACACAAAGCCGTTACATTTGACGAAGACAACGTACACGCACAATGCGTTTATTGCAATCAATATTTACACGGAAATTTATTAAATTATCAAATAGGAATAGAAAAACGAATTGGAGCAGAAAAATTAATTGAATTACAAGGCAAAGCACACGAAACACGAAAATATACAAGGGACGAATTAAAAGAAATAATTAGCATTTATAAGGAAAAAATAAAGTTTTCCGAATTCGAAACAAATAAAAGATGGTAGAAATTAACGTAAATAGCAGTCAATTAGAACGAGCAAAAATATTGTACGAATTTAAAGAATTAAATAATTCAATCAGTAAAGGCAAAGGAAATTTAATAGGGGCGCTTGGTGAAATAATGGTTTTTGATTATTATAAAAACAAAGGCAAAGAAGTTATTCACGCCCAAAATTTTAATTACGATTTATTGATTGATGGCTATAAAATCGAATGTAAAACTTTAGCTTCAAACGCACCGCCTAAAGATTATTACAATTGTCATATAAGCGCATTTAACGACAAACAAGATTGCAATTATTATTGTTTTATACACGCTTTAAAAGATTATAGCAAAGTTTGGATTAAGGGAATGCTACCAAAACACGAAGTAAACCAATTAAAGACATTTAAAAGCAAGGGCGAATTAGACGGAAAATTTGCATTTAAAGAAGACACTTGGATTATAAAAAATTATCAATTAAAAAAAATAAATTAAAATAAATAGTTCTATATTAAAATATAATGTTTATATTTGAAAATAATTACTAATCAATTAAAACAAACCAAATGAAAGCAACAATTGAACAACTTGAAATGATTGAAAAATTAAGATACAATTTTTGTATTAATGTAATGGATTATGGTTTTTATTCAGACGGAACAATAAGCGTTCGTTGTAATGATAATGACAAAGATATTTATCAAATACATTTAGATAAATTAGGCAAATATATAAACATAAAATATAATAAATAATTACTAACCAATAAAACCAAAAACAATGAAACATCTATTTAAAAGTTTAGCGGAATTTCAACAAGAAGTTCCAACGATTCACAAAGCGACGCAAGGTTATGGCTACACCTACGCAGATTTACCAAAAATCTTTGAAGTAATAAACCCCTTGTTAAAAAAGCACGGCTTAGGGTTTACACAATTGATTCACGGCACGGACTTAATAACAATTATTTTCCACGTTGAAAGCGGTGAAACTTTAGAAAGTAAAACGTCTATTCCTCAAAACGTAGCGTTAAAGGGAATGAATGACTTTCAAGTTTTAGGAAGTGCAATTACTTATTTAAGGCGTTATGCTTTGTCAAGTGCTTTAGGATTAGTTACGGACAAAGACACGGACGCTGGAGGCGAACAAGTAAAGACCGAAGCAAAAAACGAAACTAAAAAAGTTGCTATTGACGATAAAAGACTTGCAAAGGCAATTAAGGCAATAAGCGAAGGCGGTTACACAATGGACGAACTTACAAAGACTTTCGAATTAACGCCAGAACAATTAAAAACCCTTGAGTTATGAAAATCAGATGTAGTTCAATCGGAAAAATAATGACGAACCCCAAAACAAAAGGGGAAACGTTAAGCCAAACCACTAAGACTTATTTACAAGAATTAGCAGTACAAGAAGTTTACGGAATACGCAAAGAATTTAGTTCACGATATACCGACAAAGGAAACGAGGTTGAAGAATTATCAATTGCACTTTGTAACGACGTTTTAAATTTAGGCTTCATTTATAAAAACGAAGAACACTTTGAAAACGATTGGATTACGGGAACGCCCGACGTAAACACGGACGAAATTTTACTTGATGTTAAAAGTAGTTGGGACGCAACAACATTCCCTTTTTTCGATACCGAACTAAAAAATAAAGACTATCTTTATCAATTGCAAGGCTACCTTTGGCTTACGAATAAAACGGAAGCGCTTTTATGCTATTGTTTAATTGACACCCCTTTACAAATAGTCGAAGACGAAATAAGAAGGGAACATTGGAAGGCAAGTTTGATTGAAGAAAGTTTAGATTTAAGAGCGTTTGTACAATCAAAACATACATTCGGACATATACCAAAAGAAAAGCGCTTAAAAACGTTTAAAATAGTAAAAGACGATGTTATTATTGATAATATCAAAACACGAATAGAAGAATGCAGAGAATATTACAATAATTTAATACAAATCTTATGATAAAAGTTAAAGGCAAACTAACAAGCGATTTAAATAATAACGAATGTTTTAAATTTAAAGACGACCAAACAAATTATAGGGTTGTAGATTGGATTTATTACGTTAAAGAGGGAACAAAAAAGAAAAAATTATTACCAATAAAAACATACGTTAAAACATTTAAAAATTTATAAATTATGATAACACTTTTAATAATTCTTTTAGCTCCAGCAGTTGCTTGGGGTTGGATAGCCACAATATGGCATATAATAGATTTTTTCGATAATGAACATTAGTAATCAATTAAAACCAAAATAAAATGAAAGTAACGGGTAAAATCCACTTTGTTGGAGCGCTTAGAAAAGTAAGCGAAAAATTTAAAAGTAAAGATGTTGTATTATTGACGGACGAAAAGTTTCCGCAATACATAACTATTCAATTTACACAAGACAAAACCGATTTAATAAGCCAAAATAACATAGGCGAACAAGTCGAAGTAAGCATAAATTTACGAGGGCGTGAATGGAAGTCACCACAAGGCGAAATAAAGTATTTTAATACGATTGAAGGTTGGCAAATTAACGCAGTTGAAGGTGCGGTTAAAGAAGTTGCGTTGGATTGTTCGGACGATTTACCATTTTAATAAAGTTTAAGGGGTAAAAATTGCCCCTTATATTAAACCAAAATGATATACTTAGCCAAAACTACCAAATTTAACCACCTTTGGCGAAGTATAAACTTGCACAAAGTATGAAAATTAAGTATTAATCTAAACAATTAACTAAAATATGAAAGTAAAACTTGAATATAACTTGCCAGATGACCAATTCGAATTTGAATCAGCAGTAAAATCAACGAAAATGTTTTTTGCACTAACCGAAATTAAAGACGAATTAAGAAGTATTTGGAAATACGAAGAATTAAAAGAAAATCAATTTGCAATGGTTGAGCGCATAAGGGAAAAGTTCTTTGAAATCTTACAAGAAAACGAAATAAATTTAGACCGATGTTAATAGACGATTATAATTTAAGAGCTTGTTTACTCGAAGCATTAAAAACACGAACACGAAACCAAGTTGTAAAAGAAATAAAAGGTAGAGGGGAAAAATTCCACCAGTACAATATAGACCGATTTTTACAAGGTAAAGACGTAAGTTTAGAAACCGCAAAGAAAATAGACAAGTATATTTACCGATTGAAATTACAATAAGTTTACGCCCCTTTAATTAGGGGTTTTTTATTTAACAAAAGTTTGTTGATAAGATTTTTTGTTACTTGTTGAAAAAATAAACATATATTTGATTAATATTTAAGCAAAATAAAATTGGACTGGATTAACAAAGTAGTAAATCATCATAAAGAATGGGTTAAAATAGTTAACTCGTTTGGAGAATATTTCTTTGCTGAAGACATAGTGCAAGAAACGTATTTAATGCTTTTGAAATGGAGCAACGAAGAAAAATTATTTACAAACGGAAACTTAAATAAAAGTTATGTTTGGTTTGCGCTCAAGAATACTTTTTTACAACACGTTAATAAAGCAAACAAAATGCAAAAAGTAGATTTGGATTCAATCGCAATGTTAGCAGACGAAACGTCAAACGTAGAAAAACACGAATCATTTAATTACTTATTAAACCAAGTTGAAAATGTAGTTGATGAATGGCATTGGTACGACCAAATGTTATTTAACTTATACAAAGATTCCGATATGTCTATGAGGGAAATAAGCAAGGAAACTAATATAAGCGTAACCTCTATTTTTCATACGTTGAAATATTGCAAAACACGAATCAAAGAAAACATAGAAGAGAATTACCAAGATTACCAAAACAAAGATTACGAACTAATTAAATAGAAATTATGGCAAAGAAAAAACTAACTAAAATTGACATTGAAGAAAATACAATTATCGAACCTACTGGATTAGGAGACACTATCGAAATTGTTTTAGAAAAAACGGGAATAGCAAAAGTAGCCAAATGGTTATTAGGCGAAGATTGCGGGTGCGAAGAACGAAAACAAAAACTTAATAAATTATTTCCATACGCAAAGCCAAAATGTTTAACCGAAGACGAACACGCTTATTTAACCGAAAGCAAAGTTTTATCAAAGAACATTTTAATACCAAGCGAACAACGAGAACTACTTAAAATTTACAATAGAGTATTTAGCCAAAGAAGGCAACCGACAAGTTGCGGAAGTTGTTTACGTGAAGTAGTAAATGGATTAAACAAAGTTGTAAACGAATACAAAGAAGACGAAAGTAAAACAATCGAGAAATAAACGTGAAAAATGGCTAACGAAGAAAATTTAAAACCTTTTGGTAAAAACAATAATGCTAATCCAAACGGAAGACCAAAGGGTTCAAAGAACCGAAGCACTATCGCACGTCAATATTTAGATTTGATTTCTAAACATAAGAACGTTTTAACGGGCGAAATAGAATCACTAAGTCAAGAAGAAATGATTACGTTAGCAATGTTGAGCAAAGCAAGTAAAGGCGACGTAAACGCTTACAAAGCGGTAATGGATAGCGCATTTGGAGCGCCTAAACAAACAACCGACACAAACCTAAACGTCTCAGACTTTGACGTAAAAGACTTATTTAAAATTGATAGTATTAAACCCGAAGTTTAATTATTTAGGTAGTGAGTCTCGTTACTTTATTGTAACGGGCGGTCGTGGTTCGTCGAAGTCGTATAGCGTTACCACGTTCTTATTATTGCTTACAAAGGAAAGCGGACACGTTGTTTTGTTTACTCGTTATACTTTAGTAAGTGCGGGTATTTCAATCATTCCCGAATTCATAGAAAAGATTGAGCTCATGGATATGCAAGATAATTTCATTGTAACAAAAGACGAAATAATAAATTTGCAAACGGGTTCTAAAATAATATTCAAAGGAATCAAGACAAGTTCTGGAACTCAAACGGCTAACTTAAAATCTTTGCAAGGCGTAACGACTTGGGTACTTGACGAAGCCGAAGAACTAACGGACGAAGACACCTTCGACAAAATAGATTTATCAATTAGGCACAAGACAAAACAAAACCGAGTTATATTAATTCTTAACCCCACGACAAAAGAACATTTTATTTACGACAAGTTTTTTGAAAGCAAAGGAATAGAACAAGGCGCAACGCTAATTAAAAACGATACCACTTACATTCACACGACTTATTTAGACAACCTTGAGAACCTTTCGCAATCCTTTTTAACTCAAGTCGAAAATATCAAAACACGAAGACCAGAAAAATACAAGCACACAATTTTAGGTGGTTGGCTAGACAAAGCCGAAGGTGTTATATTTACCAATTGGAAAATCGGACAATTTAGGGAAATAGGAACAAACGTTTACGGACAAGATTACGGCTTCAGCGCAGACCCGACAACGTTAGTAAAAACAAACATAGACAAAGCAAACAAAGTTATTTACGTCAAGTTACTATTTTACAAACAAGCATTAACGACAAGTCAAATTGCACGATTGAATTCAGAGTTTGCTGAAAAGGATTTAATAGTTGGTGACAACTCAGAACCGAGACTAATAAGCGAACTTAACGCACTTGGTAATAATGTAGTGCCTACAATTAAAGGAGCGGATAGCGTAATATACGGAATCAGTTTATTACAAGATTATGACTTGGTAATTTCCGAAGATAGTATTGACTTGATTAAGGAACTAAATAACTATTCGTGGTTGGAAAAGAAAAGCAAAACACCAATAGACAAACATAACCACGCTATCGACGCTTTACGTTATGCGGTATCGTACCAATTAGCGAACCCAACAAAAGGTTTATATTTTATAAGATGACAAACGATTTAACCGTAATGATTGCCGTAGTTGAAGAATACATATACCAACGCAAAGGGGTTAAGGTAAAAATAAATATGAGCGATTCAAGAAAGTTTGTATTACATTTTGAAATGCTTTTATACGCTTATGAAATAGCGGTTGCATATAACAAGAAAACGAAAACTTAATTATATAAATATGAAATTAGAATTAACCATACCAACTGATTTAAACGAAATTACTTTAGGACAATACCAAAAATTTATTAAGGTAAAAGAAACAACAACCGATAACGAAATGTTAGCGGAAAAAATGATTCAGATATTTTGCGGTATAGAATTAAAAGAAATAATTAATATTAAATTTAGTGAGGTTACAAAATTAGTTGCACACTTTAATAAATTGTTTTCCGAGACCCCGAAGTTTACGCCTACTTTTAAAATTAAAGACATGGAGTTTGGATTTGTTCCCGACTTACAAAATATTAGTTTTGGCGAATATGTAGACCTTGAGGAAAATTTAAAAAGTTGGGACACTTACCATAAAGCAATGGCGGTTATGTACCGACCAATAAAGATTAAACGAAAAGACGGACACGAAATTATTAACTATACTGGGACTGCTGAATTTTCCGACTTAATGAAGTTTGCACCGCTCGGAGTTGTGTTAAGTTCGTCGGTTTTTTTTTGGAATTTAGGAAGCGAATTACTACAAAGTACGATTCACTATTTAGAACAAGAGATAGCGAAGAACCCGAAGGTATTGGAGACTTTAGCGAAGCAACACAATTTCAAAAACAATGGGGATGGTATCAATCAATTTATGCGCTCGCTAAGGGAGACGTCACAAAATTTGACGAAGTTACCGCAATGGGATTACTTAAATGTTTGACCTACTTAACTTTTGAGAAACAAAAAAACGAAATAGAACAACGACAACTTAACAAGTATTTAAAATGATAGGATTTTACACGGCAATAGACAAACTCAAAGCGCACTTTGACGCAGACGCTTTAGTTAACTCAGTAAGCGAAGGCGATATATTCCAAGTTGATTTAGCTAAACAAACTATTTTTCCACTTGTTCATATAATGGTTAATTCGTGTACATTTGAAGTAAACGTGTCTAGATTTAATATTTCTTTGATTGCAATGGATTTAGTCGATATATCGAAGAACGAAAACACGAATGTTTATTTAGGCAACGACAACACACAAGACGCTTTAAACTCAACGTTAGCTATCTTAAACCGAGCTTACGACATTATGTTACACGGAAGTTTAGCATACGACCTTTTCCAAATAGACGGCAACCCAACTTGCGAACCTTTTACCGAACGATTCGAAAACTTGTTAAGCGGTTGGACGATGACGTTCGATGTTTTAGTACCAAACGAAATGACGATTTGTTAAGATGGAAAAAGCCGAACAACAAATAATTCTTGAGCAATTTCGGGACTACGTTATACAACAAGCACGAAGCAATTTAAGTAGGTTGCAAAAAAATAGTAGTCGTAAATTGTACGATTCCATAACGTCTGAAATTAAAGCAATGCCGAATTCGTTAAGGCTTTATTTTGATATGGAAGAATACGGATTTTATCAAGACAAAGGAGTTAGCGGAACTAAAAGAAAATATGACACGCCTTTTTCATATACAAACAAAATGCCACCGCCAAAAGCGTTTGACAAATGGATAGTTAAAAAAGGAATAGCACCCCGAAAAAAAGACGGAAAATTTACAACTCGTAAAGGATTACAATTTGCAATTGCCAGAAGCATTTTCGAAAAGGGAATTAAACCAAGTTTATTTTTTACCAAACCTTTTGAAAAAGCATTTAAGAATTTACCCGACGAAATGATTGAAGCATACGGGTTAGAAGCCGAAGAAACATTTAATACAATAATGGAAGAAAATTTTAAAAACATATAACAATGGCGTTACCTAATCAAGACCACATTTTCGTTCGCAGTCCTTTTATAATCGAAGTTGACGACGCAACGCAAACGGGTTCAAAAGTTGAAATATTTATTTACAAGGCAAACGCCTTACCACCCGCAACACCGACTTATACGTTAAGTAAATTAATACCCGCTTCAAACAACACGGTCACGCTTTATAATTTAAGTCCGTACATAAGGGAAAACATAACGCACCCAACAAGTCCCGACAATGCAAACGTTAACTTACAATTAACGCCTTACGAAGAATATACTTTAGTTGATGTTTACACTTACAATTTAATTGGCGGTAATTACGTAGCGCAATTTAACGCAACTTACCGAGCGTTTGACGGATATGGTTATTATGAAACGGGAATTAACCCCGACTATTCTTTTGGACAAGCGGTTGTTTTATCCGAAGAAATGGATTACAACTATTATTACGACCCCGCTTACCCAACAACAAGCGAAAGTTTAGCGGGTACAATTACGGCTTACTTACCCGTTAATTTTATTGTTGAATACACGGGTTTACAAACTGGAACAATATTTACTTATTCAGCGACAAGCTCAAGGGTATTTGATTTTTTTAGAGTTCCGCCCTCAATGATTTCGGAAGGTGCAAAAGTTAAATTTTCAACCGCTCCAACACCTTTTGCGATTACTTTTTGGACTGGATATTTTAGACCCGTTACGGAATGTAAATATGAACCAATAGTTTTGGACTTTATAAATAAATACGGGGGTTGGCAACGGGAAACATTTTTTAAGGCAAGCTACGAAAATTTAGAAGTTCAATCGACCCCTTATAATTTTATGATGACAATCGACGCTTTGAGTTACGATGTTAGGCAAGGGCAAAAGCAAATCTTTAATAACAACGGAAGCACAAAATATAAAATAAATTCGGGTTGGGTTGATGAAACATTTAACGAAAACTTACAACAACTTTTATTAAGTGAACGAGTTTTATGGACGAAGGGAAACACGAAACTACCAATAAGAATAAACACGAAAAGCGTTAACAAGGAAAAGAACATAAACAACAAAAAGATAAATTATTCTTTAGATTTCGAAATGGCGTTTGACACAATAAACAATGTAATTTAATGAAAAGGGAAGTAAGGGTTTTTATCGAAGGGCAACAAATAGATTTATTCAACGACGAAACTATTGAAGTAAATTCGAGCGTTCAAAACATAGCGGATATTTCTAAAACAAGCACGGACTTTTCTCAAGCGTTTACGATTCCCGCAACAACACGAAACAACGCAATATTCCAACACTTTTACCAATCAGACGTTGACGGCACTTATAACTTTCAAGAACGAAAAGACGGATATATTGAAATTGACATGACTA